CGCGACGGGCGTTCCGTGACGAAGCAGATCGACCATTTGCTGCGCAGGCAGCTTCTCCCGGAGCCGGTCGTCGGCGGCCTCAAGGTCGTGTCCACGTCACAGGACATGCGTGACGTGAGGCCCTACTCGAAGGAGTACCAGACCCGTTCGACCTCGAAGAAGCTCAGATGAGCGATTCGAGCGCGAGAGCATCTTCGACGCCCAAGCCTCCTCACCGCTTCGTGCGCAAGCAGCGGGGCAAGTTCCCGTCGAAAGACGACTTTCTGACCGACGAGGAGCTGCGCGACCGCGAGCTGGCGAAGGTGCAGCAGATGAAGGTGGAGACGAACGTGAAGGCGCGCCGGTTGGCGATCATGCAGGAGCACAGAAGCATGATGGAGCAGGCGAACGCGATCACTCGCAACCCGAGACGAAAGGTGGTGCAGGGTCATGCCTCGTAGGGGCGGCGCGGCGAAGGCGTATCGCGCGATGTCCAAGACGTACGGGAAGGCGAAGGGCACGAAGGTCTTCTACGCGAAGGCGAACAAGGGCGGCGCGAAGGGCAAGTCGATGCACGCGAAGACGCAGCGCTACTACAAGAAGGGCGGCCACCAGTAAGCCAGCGGGGCGACATCAAGCGGAACGTCTCGTCGGGGCGCGGCCAGACTGGCGCTCCGGCCGAGCTGCACGCGCTCGCCGGGGGCACAGGCGACAGGAGCGCGATCAGCCACCGGCAGATCGTGGAGCCGATTGTGTTGAGCGCGAAGCTCGACCCGACCGATCTGCCCGAGCCGCCCGACGACATGCCTGAGGAGGGCGTGCAGCTTTGGCGCGACGTGCTGCCGTGGCTGGTGCAGGTGAACGTGATCCAGACGATTGACCTGCCGAGCTTCACCCAGATGTGCCGCGTGTTCGCGCAGGCCGAGGTCGCCAGGAAGGTGCTCGATGAGCAGGGCTTCTTCGCTCTCGGCTCTGGCGGCCAGCTTGCCGAGCATCCGGCGATGCGGATTCTGCAGACGAGCCAGATGATGTTCCTCCGTCACGCCGGGGAGTTCGGCATGACGACGATGGCCCGCACGCGCCTCGGCCTGATGGACGTGCAGCGCCGCTCGATCCAGCAGGACATGGACTGGACGCTGGGGCCGAGCACGCGAGCCGTCAATGGCGACGGCTAGGAAGCCGCAGCCTCGGCTCCATCCTCTGCACGGCATGGGCGGCCTGCCGGTGCTGTCGAAGCGCTACGTGAAGATGACGCGCGAGGGTGCGCGCTTCGCCTGGTTCTGCGCGATGTTCTTGCGGCACACGAAGGGGCGCTGGGCGCGGCAGCCGCTGTTTCTCGAACCGTGGCAGCTCGCCATCTACTCGGAGCTGCTCAGAGACAGGACGCCTGAGACGCGGCTGATCCCGCTGGCCGACCCGTTCAGCGCGATCAAGGGCTGGCTGGCCGAGCCGCCGCAGCCCACGTCCGGCCGCCGCCAGTACCGCGAGGCTTACGTGCAGACCGCGAAGAAGCAGGGCAAGAGCACGAACACGTCAGCCCTCGGCCTGTTCTTCCTGCTGGCAGACGGCGAGGAGGGTGCCGAGGTCTATGCGTGCGCGGCTGCTGCAGACCAGGCCAAGATCGTGTTCCAGCAGGCGCGGGAGATGGCTGAAAACTCGCCGCGCATCCTGCAGCACGTCCGCGTGTACAAGGACGCGATATGGGTGCCCGCTACGCACTCGATCTTCCGCGTCCTGGGAGGGGACGCCGACTACAACGAAGGCTTGAACCCGCACGCTGTCCTGATTGACGAGCTTCACGTCCACAAGGATCGGAAGCTCTACGACGCGATGACGAGCCACCTCCATACCGGCGCAAGACTAGACCCGATTGCCGTCACGATCACGAACCCAGGCAACGACCCGGAGAGCGTCTGCTTCGAGGTGTACCAGCAGGCGAAGGCCGTCATCGACGGCGTGCCCGAGGCGCGCGACGACCTGTTCGCGTTCGTGCCGGAGCTTGACGAGACGGAGATAGACACGCCGAAAGCCTGGAAGAAGGTCAACCCGGCGTCGTGGACGCAGGTCGAGGACTTGCTGCTGGCGCGCAAGAAGTTCCCCGAGTTCGTGTTCAAGCGCCGCCACCTGAACGTGTGGACAGACGCCGAGGACGCCTGGCTGACGTATCAACAGTGGAAGGCGTGCCAGGACGTGAAGGAGGAGGCGCTGATCCCCGACGGCGGCCCGATCTACCTCGGCGTCGATCTCGGGTTGAAGCACGACACGGCGGCCGTCTCGTGGTGCCACGTGCACGGCGACGGCGACGACGACCCGGCGACCAGGCTCGTGACGTTGAGAAGCCACGTCTGGGGCGTCGTGCACGACAGGGCGAAGTACGTGCCGCCGTCGCACACCGAGCTGAAGGACGAGCTTCCGTTGAAGCTCGTGAAGAACTTCATCCTGGACGAGATCGCGCCGTACTACGAGGTCATGGGCATCGCCTACGACCCGTACCGCTTCTACCAGATGGCGCAGGAACTGGAAGACCTCGGCTTCGTCGTCGTGGAGTGGCCGCAGACAGACTCGCGCATGATCCCGGCGACGGAGACGATGTGGAATCTCGTGGTGCGCGACGAGCTGCTCAGGCACAACGGCGATCCGATCCTGCGCAAGCACTTCATGGCCGCCGTGGCCGAGGACACAGGACGCGGCGTGCGGATCGCCAAGAAGAAGGCGACGAGGCCCGTCGATGCCGCCATCGCCTCCCTGATGTGCGTCCACCTGGCGATCTCCGAGGCGATGCTTGGCTCGCCCGGCGTCGAGGTCATGGCATGACCTGTACGCCCCGTGTTGTCAGCAACGAGGCAACAGTCGAAGATCAAGTCGCGGGGAGCCATGCTCGCCCGTAGGCGCTACAAGCAGGCCCTGCGGAGGCACGTCGTCTTGCATCTCCGAGAGGGCTACTCGCTGGATGGCGTCCTGGCTGGCATCTACGCTGACGGGGTGCAGCTCGACACGGCCAAGTTCATCCGGGCAGAGGAGTCCGACGTGAGCCTGGACGGCGTGCAGATCGTGCCGTGGGAGTCGATCTCGTGGGTGCAGGAGCTGAACGGTGCCGGGCCTAGCCCTTCGCAGTAACGGACGCCACGTAGCAGCGAAGTCGTGGCCGCTGGCCGGTGAGATTCCGTTCGGCCGCGAGATGGCCTGGCGGCAAGACCAGTCGCTGCCGCTCGTCGGACTCAACGCCACGTTCGACTACATCTACCGGACGCAGGTCTGGGTGTACGTGTGCGTGAACAAGCTGGCGCGCGGCATCGCCCGGCTCCCGATCAAGGCGTACAGCTTCGACGGCACGACAGGCGAGCGTCAGGAGGAGCGCACGGCCCCGGTGGCGAAGCTGCTGAGGCAGCCGTACACGCGCGCACGCTCCTACCACCTGTTCGAGAACTGCGTCTCGAACCTGATGATCTACGGCAACGCGACCTTCGTGAAGTTCAGGGGCGGCAACGGCCGCACGCCTGTCGAGCTTTGGCCGCTGCCGTGGTCACAGACAGAGGTGATCCTCGGCACGGACGTGCCCATCGAGGCGTACCGCTGGACTGGCCGCACCGGCCAGCGGCTGATCTTCCCGGCCGACGACGTGGTGCACTTCATGTGGTTCACGCCCGATCCGTTGCAGCCGTTCGGCGTCAGCCCGCTCGAAGCTCTCGGCGCGACCCTGAGCCTTGAGAACGCCGCCCAGCGCTACGGCATCTCCAGCTTCGGCAACGCGGCGCGTCCGGCCTCGTTCATCCAGTCGCAGCGCAACCTGACACGGCAGCAGCGGCGGGAACTGCGCGAGGAGATCGAGCAGAGCTACGGCGGCCCTGAGAACGCCTTCAAGGTCGCCCTGCTCGACAACGGCCTCGACTGGAAGCCGCTCGCGTTCAGCGCCTCGGAGGCGCAGCTCGTGGACAACCGGAAGATCAGCCGCGACGAGGTGTGCGCGGCCTTCGACATCCCGCCTCCGATGATCGGGATTCTCGAACACGCCACCTACTCGAACATCACGCAGCAGCACTGGATGCTCTACATGGACACGCTCGCGCCCGTGCTCAAGAACATGGAGGAGACGCTGATGGCGCAGCTCGTAGACCCGGAGCCAGCGTGGGACGGCATCTTCGTGGAGTTCGACCTCGACGGCGTGCTCAGGGGGAACATCGAGCAGCGCTCGCAGGCGTACCAGCGGATGCTGACGGCCGGGGTCTACACGCCGAACGAGCTGCGCAAGCTGGAGAACGAGGAGCCGATCAACGACCCGGCCGCTGACGCGATCTACGTGCCGGTCAACGTCGAGGCGGTCAGCCCGGAGATGCGCAGGCTGCAGGATCAGCAGGCGCAGCAGCAGGCAGAGCAGCAGGCCCAGCAGGCGGCCGACGCGCACCAGCAGCAGCTCGAACTCGCCGCAGCGGGCGGGACTGCGCCAGCGCCTCCGAAGCCGAAGCCGCCGCCGACAGGGCCGCCTCCACCGAAGATCGAGCGCCGCGTGGCGCTGATCGAGGACAGGCTCACAGAGGCAGGGCTTTGATGCCGTCCGCTACTTCCGGCAAACTCCCCGGCTAGATGGACAAGTCGTTCGCCGTCGAGAGCGTCGAAACCTACGGCGATGCCGGGTCTGGCAAGTTCGAGGCCATCGTGTCGGTGTTCGGCAACGTGGACGCCGTGAAGGACGTGGTGATGGCCACGGCCTTCAACCGTGCCGTGAAAGAGCAAGACCCGCCGCCTGTCGTCTGGTCGCACTTCTGGAACATCCCTCCGATTGGGGACACGATTGACTGGGGGCCGACCGACAAGGGTCTGCGCGTGAAAGGCGAGCTGTTCGTGGGCGCGGACGACAAGCACCAGTACGCCGACATGGTGTACGCGGCGATGAAGTCGCGCGACGGGCGCAAGCCCGCGCTGCGCGAGTTCTCGTTCTCGTACGACATTCCCGACGGCGGTGCGAAGACGACCGAGCGCGAAGGCGCAGACGGCACGACGTTCAAGGTGCAGGAGCTGCACGAGCTGTTCCCCGTGCACGAGGTCGGCCCGTGCCTGAAAGGCTGCAATCCCTCGACCGAGCTGATCGCCGCCCCGAAGGCGGCGTCGATTCTGGAGGTCGAGCGTCTGATCAAGGCCGGGATCATCAGCGTGGACGAGCTACGCAAGCTGCTGGGCGACGAGGAGGAGGACGAGTCCGTCCGCACGGGCACCTACCCTCGTGAGTACGCCGAGCTTCTGCTCGCCGTGCCAGACCACTAGCCGAAGGAGAGCTTCGACATGAGGCAGAAGATCAAGGAGGCGCTGGAGGCGAAGCGGGCTGAGGCGCAGCAGGCTTGGGAGGAGTTCGACAAGACCCGCACGGCGATGGTCGAGTCGGGCCTCGATCCGCTGAAGGACAAGGACGCCTTCGAGAAGGCCCACGAGCTGCACAAGGTCTACGCCACCAAGAACGCCGAGGCGGACGAGCTGAAGGAGGCGTACGACAAGGCCGTCGAGATGGAGGAGGCGGTCGAGCCGAAGCGCTCGCCGTTCGGCGGCAAGGAAGGCGAGGGGAAGAACGGCGAGGGACAGCTCGTGATGGACGAGCTGGGCCAGATCGTCGTCGCCAACGGCAAGGCCCTGAAGACGCCGGGCGAAATCTTCACGGAGTCGCGCGAGATCAAGGCGCTGCAGGAGAGCGGCGTGCTCGACATGGAGCGTGCGCCGATCCACAGCGGCCCGGTGAAGGTGCTCGACCGCGACCAGGTGAAGACGCTGCTCACAGGCGGCGGCGCACCGGGCACGCAGATTCTCCGGCCGCTGCGCCTGCCGGGCATTCTTCCCTTCCTGCAGGCTCCGCTGCAGATCGTCGGCCGCCTGACCGTCGGCGCGACCGACAACAACGTGATCGAGTGGGTGCGCGAGAGCGCGGTCGCCAACAACGCGGCCGAGGTGGCAGAGGCGACGGCCACGACGGGCACGAGCGGCACGAAGCCCGAGTCCGGCATGACGTTCGTGGTCGAGAGCACGACCTGCCAGACCATCGCCCACTGGATTCCGGCCACGAAGCAGTCGCTGCAGGACATGCCGCAGCTCAGGACGCTCGTGGACTCGATGCTCACCGACGGCGTTGCCCGCCGCCTGAACACGCAGGTTCTCTCAGGCAACGGCACCGCGCCGAACCTGAAGGGCATCCTCAACTACACGATCCTCACGCAGTCGTTCACGACCGACATGTTCGAGTCGCTGCTGCGCGGGATCACGGCCGTCCGGCTCGCGTTCTTCGAGCCGTCGATGGTGCTCATGAACCCGGCCGACTTCATCTCGATGCGCCTCCTGAAGATGACGACCGGTGAGTACTACTTCGGGCCGCCGTCACAGACGGGCGTGCAGACGGTCTGGGGCGTGCCGATCATGACCGACCCGCTGCAGCCCGCCGGGTTCGCCACCGTCGGCAAGTGGGACGAGGCGATCCTGTACGTGCGCGACGGCGTGAACGTGCTCGCCACCGACAGCCACTCCGACTTCTTCGTGCGGAACCTCGTCGTGATCCTGGCCGAGGGCCGGTACGGCCTCGCGGTGCCCAGGCCGCAGGCGTTCTGCAACGTGGACATCGTGACGCCGTAAGGGGGTGCTGCTCGCTCCGACCAAAGGCGACTGCCCTGTCTGCGGCGCACCGAACTGCACGTGCAAGGGCGAGAACGACGTGCTCGTCTATGGTCCTATCGAGCTACCCCGGAGGTCTGACGTGGGAGTCGTGATCGCCAAGGACGACATCAAGGTGAGCGTGCCTGGGATGCCGGGCACGTACCAGTTCCTCTACCGGAAGGGCGACATCGTTCGGGACGAGGACGTGGAGGCTCTCGGCCTCTCACAGCCGACGAAGCCGGTGCCGCAGGACAAGGCCAAGCGAGGCCCGCGCGAAGCGCCGAAAGGCCCGGCGAGCCGTGACAAAGCCCTCACCGGGCCGAAGGAGGAGTGATGGCAGACGAGGTGAACACCTACGCGAACGAGGGCGGCGACACGGAGGCCGAGACGGCAGCCGAGATCAAGGCCAGGAACGCGAAGCTGCAGGAGCTGAACGACAAGACCCGCGCCGCGAGCGAGACGGCAGCCGCCGCGCTGGAGGAGGCGCACCAGGCGCACCTCGACGCCGAGGCCGAGTGGTACGGCGACAGCCAGCAGTCGGGCGACACTCCGGCGCAGGCGCAGGCGACGAAGCCGAAGGCAGCAGCGAAGTCGGAGTAGCCGATGGCGACAGTCCCTGCAGAGGAGCTGGCCGCGACCGCGCTCTGCACGGACGAAGACGTTCGGGCCTACCTCGGCATCAAGACCGACGACCTGTCCGACGAGGACAGGAACACGATCATCCGTCTGTGCAACGCGGCGAGCGAGACGTACACGACGGAGTCGCAGCGCATCTGGAAGCTCGACCCGGCGCTGCCGACGATCAGGCTGTACCGGCTCGACTCGTTCGACATCCAGGTCGGTCGGCTGCGGGTTGACGACTGCACCAGCATCACAGCAGTTGGTGTTGGTGACTTCCGATCTCCCCTCGGGCCGCAGCCGCTCGCGGCCGACTCGGCCTGGTACGCCTGGCAGGAGGAGCCTGGCTACCCGATCAGCGCCATCGTCTTTGCCGAGGGCCTGAACCTGATCTCAGGCCAGGTCGTGTCGGTAGACGCCGAGTGGGGATGGCCTGCTGTTCCGCAGTCAGTCAGGCAGGACGTGATTCTTACGACGGCCGAGTGGTTCGCACGCGACGTGGAGAAGTTCAGCGCCACGTTCAGCCTCGACCAGGGCCGCATCCTGCTGCCGCAGGTGCTGCCGTCGCAGGTGCAGCGCAACGCCGAGAACTGGCGGCGCTGGCGGGTGGCGTAGATGCCGGGCGCGTTCGAGTCTGCCACCATCGGCCGGGGCCGCTATCTGCGGCCGACGCAGGTGCTGCCGCGCGCCTACGCCGGGCAGGTGCTGGGCCTGCAGATCACGGGGCTGCGCGAGACGCTGCTGATCCCGGAGGAGCTGCGCGCGGCCTACGAGTCGATGCTGCTGCGGTTGGAGGGCGCGCTGACGACGATGGCCAGGAGCGTCGTGCCGGGAGGGCCGACGGGCAAGCTCGCGCGCCAGGTGCACGCCAGGCGCGTCGGGCCGAACCGCATCGTGATCGGCACGTTCGGGTCGCAGTTCGCACGCGCGCTCGACAGGGGCTTCACCTCGACGCCGAAGAAGGCGCGGGCGTTGCGCTTCGAGGATCAAGGCGAGCTGGTGTTCACGCATCGCGTCAAGGTCGCCGGACGGCACTTCTACGAGAAGTGGCTGGCGTCCACGCCGCCCATCGTGGAGGCGATCTACGACGCCTCCTTCTACGACATCAAGGTGCTGATGTGAGCGTTCCCGAGACTTTGCCCGACCTGAAAACGCTGAAGGCTTCGGTGGCGGCCTACATCACCGAGCGCATCCCCGAACTCGTGAAGGTGTGGCCGTACGAACCGGCCAACTTGAAGGGGCTGCCGTGCGTGACGATGCTGTCGCGCCGCTACGACCCGATCCAGGCTGAGACAGGCCCGCACGACGACGTGATCTACGAGTGGCGCGTCCGGCTGTACGTCGCCCTGAACGACTACGAGAAAGCGCAGGACGAGATCGACACGTTCATGCCCTTGCTGCTCGACGTTCCCCGGCACCATCCGACGATGGAAGGCGACGTGGATTTCCTGAGCTTCTACGACCCCGGCAGCGAGATCACGTTCAGCGCGGCAGACGGCTGGGCGGCCAAAGACCTCGTTGCTCGCGCCGTCCGCACCGAACTCTAACCTGCGAGCGGAGGAACGAAATGGCCAGACCGCGCAAGAACCCAGAAGCAGAGCCAGAGTCCGACGAGCCTTCGGGCAAGACGGTGAAGCTCACGTACACCGGCCCGCCTGGCCAGACAGTTGCAGGGCTGGGCTTCGTGCTGGAAGAAGGCGAGAGCTACGACGTACCCGAGGAGTTGGCAGAGGGCCTCGTGGCCGGGTCTGCCTTCTGGGAGAAGTAGGCGAGCGAGTCCGACTAGAGGAGAGCTGAGATGTCGAGAATCGACTTCGTGGGGCTTGCCCGTCAAGACGCAGGCCGTGGCGACAAGCAGACCACGATGGAGTACTTCGTCCCGGTGGAGAGCACGAACGTCACGCTCAACCGGGAGACGCTCGAAATCCAAGAGACGACGGGCACGCGCTTCCCCATCGGCATCGACTACGGGACGCGCTACTTCGAGCTGCCGCTGACCGGCGCGCCGCGTCCGGCGAGCCTGCCTCGGATTCTCAGCGGCTTCCTCGGCCAGCCCGCGAGCGCGACGGCGACGGGAGGCAAGCACGCGCACACGTTCGACCCGACGCTCTCGGGGAAGATTCCCGAGTGGCACTCGATCTTCGCGGTGCGCAACGACCCTGCGCCGCCCATCGTTGACCTGTTCTACGACTGCCGGGGCAACGAGCTGCAGCTCAACATCGCCCCGAACGACTACCTGCGCTTCGACGCGACCTTCCTCGGCCTGCACATCGACGACACGACGCCTGCGCCCGTGCCGACGACGGACATGACGAGGAAGACGAAGTTCTCGGAGGCGACCATCGAGATTTCGGAGGACGGCGGCACGACGTTCGGCCCGGTCGTGAGCGCGGGCTGGGGCTTCACGTACAACAACAACCTCGACACGGACGAGGCCGTCCTCGGCAGCCGCGAGCTGTACGCCCTGCCGGAGGGCAACGCCGACCTCGAAGTGAGGTTCAGCCCCCGCGAGAACATGCTCGACTACTACCGGCAGAACCTGCTGGCCGACCCGACGCAGATCGCGGTGAAGATGACCGCGACGCACGCCGACGGCGACATCATCCAGGTGGTCGCGCACAACGTCGAGATCA